AAACCATCCTAGGCTCCCTCCCTCATTCCGGGCTAACAGCTTCCGCCCTCAGTCCAGAACATCGGCTGAATCTTAGGGCGGATAAAGGGGGACAGGATGATTCACGTCCTGCACTCCATCGTCCCGGGTTTAAGGGGTAGCTCCCTTGTTCCCGCTTCGCTGTGTCTGTGCATAGTATAACGGGGCTAGAGCCGAGTACAATAACCCAATGGCGGAATCAAAGCAGGTACCGTTCACTCGGTCGGACGAATGGTACACCCCGCCGAACGTCTAAATCCGCTTCCCGCGTCTCTGCGACACAGCCAGCAATAGAACGGTGATATGCTTTCCCCGAGGGCAAGTCATGGCTGACAGCACGCTTGGATTCGCGGTAACGATCACATCAACAGGTGTTCCGCAGAGGATCAGCAGCGAGGCGGCCTATGCCGCCTATGTGACTGTGCAAAACAACGGGAGCAACAAAATGGCGACCGGCAAGAGTTCGAGCGTAGCGACGGGAACGAATGGAATCCAGTTATCTCCAACCGGTGCTTACACCTGGCCGGCCATCACGTCACGCGGGCATCTGCTGAACTCGATCTGGATTGTCGGGACCGCGGGCGATGTGGCGTGGGTGGACGGAGAGCGCTTCTGAGTGACTGAAGGCTGGGAACGATTCGCCTCCGATCAGCGCAAAGGCAAGACTTTCGACCTGTCGCGCATCTACAATCCCTATCCGTTTCAGTCCAGCTTCCACACATCAACCGCGCCCTACGGATTTCTAGGTGGCGCCGCGGGCCCGGGCAAGACGATGTGCATGCTGATGGAACAATTCACGGCCTGCAACGAGTTCAACGCTGAGGACGGGCCGAAGGTCCACACCATCCTGTTCCGGCGCACCTTCCCAATGCTGGACGCGACAGTGATTACGCGCTTCCGCGAGACGTTTCCCAAGGAGCTCTACCGCCAGTTCAACGCAACGAAAAACTTCGTGACGTGGCGCAACGGCTCGACCACTCACTTCGGCTCAATGCAATACGAGTACGACGTCTGGGGATGGCAAGGCCAATGGTTTCATATCGGGTACGACGAATTGTGCGAGTTCACCTTTAAGCAGTGGATGGGCACTTCAGCCTGGAACCGCTGCCCGGTGTCGAAGCAATGCAGGAAGTACGGTGCCGGCAATCCGATCGGCATCGGGGCAATCTGGGTAGAGGACCTGTTTGTAAAAGGGGTGCCCTGCACCGGCATGGATGAGGCCCAGAGCGCAGCTTATGACCCGGCAGATTACGAATACTTCCCGGCAACCTACCTCGACAATCCGATCTATGCCAACGATCCGAACTGGCTGAAGAACCTCGACGCCTACCCGGCCGATGTGCGCGATGCGCTGAAGAAGGGCATCTGGGGAGCAGCTGGAGGATACTTCCGCGGCGTCTGGGACGAGAACGAGCATGTTTACCAGCATGGTTCGGTTGAACTGCCGTCATGGTGGAAGCGGTGGATCAGCGGCAACTGGGGCTTTGAGCATCCGGCGACCTACTACAAGCACTGCATGGGCGACAACGGCGAGGTCTACACCTACGACGAACTCCACGCGCAGAGAGAGCAACCGGAAGGCCTGGCGGAACACATCGCAGAGTGGGCTCTGGAAAACGGCGAGATGCCGCGGTTTGTGAACTTCACACACAGCTTTGACGCCAATGCGACGAAGCGAACAGCAACGATGGGCGATGATCCGCGAAGCGTGAATGAACGCATGAGGCTGATCCTCCAGCGTTCTGGAATTCCGTTTCCATTGCCCAGCACGCGCGACAAGCTGGGACGCGATACCTTGATGCGCGAGCTGTTGGCGAAGCGAATCCATACCGGCGAAGATGCTTCCGGGCATGAAATTACAGTTCCGGGCTGGATGATCTCAGATCGCTGCGTGCGGTTGCGCCGGCTGATTCCTGTAGTGAAGGCGGATGAAGTGGCGGTGGAGCAGATTGAGAATGCCGGAGACGGCACAGACTCACCACTGCAGGGCGCCGGTTATGGTCTCTACGCGATATTCGGACGTCCGGCAGGGAAACCGCTTGAAATTCAGGCGCAGGAGTATTATCGTTCACTCAGTCCGCGTGCGGACAACACGGCGAAATCTATCCTGATGAAGAAGTGGCGGCACGAGCATACGCAGAGGAGAGGCAGCCCATGGGCCTCGCGGCAATGATCCGTCGGTTGCGCCAGCAGGACGCCTTGGATCTAAAAGACGAAACGATCGCGACTTACTCAAAGCAGCTCGGCGAGCAGGACTTTTCGATCAAACTGCGTGACATCGCGCTTGAAGATGCCAAGGATAGAATCTCCGAACTTGAGGCTGAAATCCTTCGTCTGCGCAAAAATGCTTTGACGCCAACGCCAGAAAGGGTTGACAATTCAGTTGTCAAGGCAAAATCCACTGCGGACGTACGCCGCATCACAGAAGCAGCCTTCGGCAGAGAACTGCTGAAGCAAGAGGAGGAAGTGCATGGCGAATAAATTCAGGATCGGCGACCTGGTAACGTGGGAGCATGGCGATGGCTCACCGGACCATATTGTCCGTTTCGGCTGGCAATATCAGCAGGCGTATCTGAGTCGCGCTCCCGGGATTGGAGCGCCGGTAACGGAATTGACGCTTGCAGTGGTGGCGAATCAGCCAGCCGCCCAGACAGCATGGACCCCAGAACCGCAAACTCCACTGCGCGCTCCTGCTCCTGCCGGAGAATGGCATCCAGACCCTCCCAAACTCCACACGGGGCCTGAAGCATGGACCCAGAGGGGCTGATGTGGCGGAGGCGTATGAGCCACAGACGCGAGCACGACCCGGAAGTTATTCGGCGGCTGGATGAGATCGAACGCCAGAATCATGAGATTCTGCGGGAAATCAGAGCCCTGCGGCCCGTAAAGTACACCATTAGCATCACCCAGGAGAATTCCATGTCCACGACCCCGATCATTGTTGCCGGTTCGACCGGCAGTTTCACGGCAGTTCTGTTCGCCAACGGCTCGACCTACGTCCCGCCCGCCGGCTCAACCTACGTTCCGAGCTACACCTGGAGCGCGTCTGATGCGACCGTTTCTCTGGTTCCATCCGCCGATACCACGCAGGTTGTGGCGACGGTTCCGGCCAGCGACACGGCGACTGCATTCACTCTGGGAGCTTCCACTCTGGCTCCGGATGGCACGACCGCCAACGGCACTCTGGTTGTGCCCATCGGCCCCTCGACCGGTGCGACCACGTTCACCGTCTCGATCAGCCAGAACCCTGCCGCAGCGCCCAGCTTCCGCAAGTAAGAAAGGACGTTTCGGGATGACTACGGCCAGCAAGTATCGTCGGAAAGTTCGCCACGCGGCATTTACAAAGCTGTGCCGTATTCTCCCGGGTCGCTTTCCTCTTCAGTTCCAGCCTACTCCCGGGCACATTAAGGCAATGGCAACTCAGATTGCCATGAATCACTCTTCGCTGGAAAGAAAGCAGGCGGCGTGATGGCACGCGACGGATTCGACGGGCTTGGCAAAATGCGCAAGGGCGAAAAGCCTGAGTACAAGCCCAAGCCGATGGAAGGCATGGCCAAACCCGCCGCGGAACCCGGCGATGGTGGCGAGAAGACCCACACCATCACCGAGCACGGCGACGGTCATTTCAGCAGCCAGATGCACGGTGGGGAGCCGATGGAGCACCCCGACCATCTGCACATGATGGCTCACATGGGACACCACATCACCGGTGGAGATAAGCACCACGTCGTTCACCATGACGGCATGGAAGCCCATTCTCATTCCATCGATGAGACCGGTGAGCACGAAGACCACCAGGGCAATTCAGCCGATGAGGCGAAGATGGCTCTGGACAAGTTCCTCGGGGAGGAATCGCAGGAGCCGGCTCATCAGGGCGGCGAGCAGCAAAATTCAGAGCCGGAATACGGCGGGCTGTAACTCAAGGAGAGTGCAATGGCAATCATTTCCAAGTTCGCGGGCATGTACGACGCTGCTGCGTATGCCTATGGAGTCAATACCGACGCCCCGGCGGCTCTCCAGGTCATTACAGGATCGACCGGAACCGGCGCTTACACGCTGACCTGCCAGCCGCAGAAGTCAGTCAACCCGAATTCCGCTTCGTGCGTTCCTTCGACCACCACACCAATCACGGTTGGGCTGGGATCGAATGCGGAAACTGTTACACCGTCCAGC